CGGGGGGGCTATAGGGGTTTGTTTCTTTTCTTCTTTGATTAGTTTATTATTTATTTGGGTCGGAAAACCCGATGACGGTTTTTCCCGTTGTCGGGTTTCACCGTTGTCGGTGTTTCCCGACAACGGTGGCGCTTCATCCTGCAAAACGTAGACGTTTCCGGCAAAATGGCCGTTTTCGTCGTGCGTCTGCTCGCGGGTGAGATAACCAACTTCTTCGAGCTTGCCGAGCAGCCTGCGGATCGTGTCTTTGCTCACGCCCACATAGGCCGCGAGGCCCTTGACCGAGTATTGCCACCCCTCCGGCAATCCGACCATAATGGCAAGCAGCCCGCGCGCATCCAGCGGCAGGCGCTTGTCCTCAATGGCGGGTTTGTAAAGCACGGTGAAGCTCTGCTTGCGTCCGGATTTGATGATCCCTTCGCTCATGTCTGCACCCCCGTTTTGATGGGATTGAGCGTCACGCTCTCGCAGCAGGCGATCAGACGATCGCATAAGCCGACATAGTCCACCGCGCTCTGCTGGGCCTCGATATCCAGCGGCGGGGGAGAGGCTGTGCCGTCACAGATATGTTCTTTTTGATTTTCTCTTGCCATAAGCATTTCCTCCACCGATGTACTCAACAAAGTTGAAGAGCTTTGTCACCGTAACACTCACGCCGACGACCATGAAGAAAAGGGTCATGCCGCTCATCGTGCATACACCCCCTTTGTCAAAACGGGGCTTGCATTTCTGCGCGAGTGTGCTATACTGTTTATGCAATCGTTTTCAGGCTTGTCCGCCTGAGACACCGAACGCTTCGACGTGCCACCGTCGGGGCGTTCTTTTTTTGCGCCGTCAGCGTAGATCACTTGATAGGCCGCGGCGATGGTCTCGCGCAGATCAGCGACGATGGCGTCAAACTCGGGGCGCTCGCGCTCGTCGATGATGCCGTCCTCGGCGATCTCGAGCAGCGTGTAGATCTGGTCGGATGCCCGCCGGAAGCGGTTGGCAAGGGTAATGCTGGCTGTCGGTAACGGCTGGATATGTACGTCGGGCAGCACGCCCAACCTGTCGGTCGCTTTTGCATGCTCCAGTTCGAGCCAGGGGAGGTTGTAGAGCTCGGCCATGCGGTGCACGGTGTCATCGGACGGCGTGCGGCGTCCGCTCTCATATTGTTTCATACTTTCTGCAGAAAGTCCAAGTAGCTCGGCTGCCTCTTCCTGCGAAAAATAGGTAGCCTTTCTTGCCCTTTGGTATAAATTCGGGTACTCGGGATACATGGATTTACAGCTCCTTTCGTGATATGCTTTTAGTAGCGGATGGCTTCGCGCAGCTCATCGATGGGGATGTTCAGCGCGCGGCCGATGCTGCGCAGCTCGCGCAGAGTGAGATCCTCCGGCTTGTTTTTGCGGGCATAGATCCTGGAGCGGGAGATCTTAGCTTTCGCCCCGAGCTCTTCAGTCGTCAGGCCGGCTGCCGCGGCAGTGCCCCAGATCAGAGCAACGATCTTCTCATTGGCGATATTTCGACCCAAGTTTGTTCTCGGCATGATGCTATCCTCCTAACTCAGTGTTTCGGGCAGCCTGCTCGGAGTTTCGACGGTGAAGAGTGCGCTGACATCGACGCCGAGCAGCATTGCGAGCTGCGGCAGCTTGTCAGTGGTAGGCAGGGTGAAGCCAAGTTCCCATCTGCTGACGGCGACAGGGGAAATGTTCATCGCCTTGGCAAGATCGGTCTGGCTCATGCCTTTCTTTTGGCGGAGTTCTTTGATACGGAGTTTGACCAATTTGTATTCCTTCCTTTCTCTCTTGATTTTTGCGGTTTGCCATGGTATTTTTGAAATGTGTGTTTATACCGTGGGCAAAAAATGTGGATGGAGCGCAAGAGAATCGGACTCTTATCACACGACGGACGGGTTGTCTCAGAAACAGCCCTCGTGTGCTGAGACGCCACAGAAACCACCGCATACGATGTGAGAGCTGATATTAAGTTGTGATGTCGTGTGAGCACCAGCCGCTCCGTATGGATGAGGTGAAGGGGGCGAGGACGAGTCGAACGTCCTTCAGGCGGGCATCAGAGTAACGGAGGTTCATCCGCGGTTCCGACTGAACCATCACCCGCCGCGCGCCGGCCGCCCCAAATATAGCGAAGATGAGGTGAAGCAAATGCAAGATGTTATAGCTTTCGATCAAAACGAAACTTGCAAAATGCAATTTGAAATACCGGAAATTGACGAGTGCCCAATATGTCATCATGCTTTGCAACCAACAATTTTGAATTCCAGATATGTAATGGACGATCCAAATAGGGAGTCTCTGCTATGCCATTTATACACCACTTTTTTCTGCCCCAAATGTCGTGGCGTCTTTATGGGAAAGTTTTCAGAATCACTTGATTTGCGTTTTGGACCCAATTCGGTCTATTTGGGAGCGTACTCTCTTTCCCCTACAGTGCCTGACTATGATCGTTTCAGCGATAAGATCATAAATCTATCTGCTACGTTTGTTCAAACATACGAGCAGGCTCAGTGTGCTGAAGCCAATGGGTTGAATCAGATCTGCGGCATCGGGTATCGCAAGGCGCTGGAATATTTGGTAAAGGATTATTTATGTCATAAAGCACCCGCAGATGAGGATGCAATAAAAACAGAGGCACTTGGCAGAAGCCTTCAGCGAATCGAAGATTCACGAATCCAAGCGCTCGCGCAGCGTGCGACCTGGATTGGCAACGATGAAACGCATTATGTCAAAAAGCATGAGGATTTGGACGTCGCGACCATGAAAGTATTCATCAATGCCATGGTTCACTTTATCGATTCGGACTTGGCATTGGAGCAAGCACTTGGCATTGAACGGGCGTGAGCCGGATCTCGCTCAGCAAGCTTTTTGCCATCCAGTGACCAATAGGAAGTTGCCACGCGTACCGGATCATTGTTTGCTCCAGATCCGCGGACTTCTCGAATCTCGATGACTCGAATGACCTTGGCGCTTTCGATCGGAGAAAATGTCATCATAACGTATTCAGCTTTCTTTGGATTCGACGACATACAGCTTGCCGCCATGCAGCTGGTAGATGCCGCCAATGTGCAAGTTCTGCAGCGTGAGATAAGTCTCGCAGCGCTTTGCACGCCAGCAGATCTCCGCCATATTGTCGAGCTTGATTCTGCGCACTTTATAGAGCACGTTCTCGCCTCATTTCTTGTGTTCACGAGAGGAACTGATATGCTTGAATGGATAAAGGTCGTTGCACCGTATATCGTGGCGATCATCGGCCTGCTCGGCGGTATTTGGGTTGCTGCCCGAAACAACAAAAACCAGTTGACGGCCGCTTATTTCGACCGCATGACTGCGGCCTACGAGCAGCACTGGAAGGCGTTTTCGGAGTTTGTCTACGAGCCGAACGATACGCATCGGAATGCTTATATCGTTGCCCTCTACAACGCGAGGCTTTACGCTTCCGATGATGTAGACTGCGGCATACAGATACTTTTCGAGAAAGCGGTCGAATATACCTCTTCCGGGCGGCGCGATATACGTGAACTTGATGTGTATGCCGGGGAGTTGGAAAAACTGCTGCAGGAAGATGTTGTGAAGTATCGGAGTCGGAAGCGGCGTTCTCGATGTACTCGATGACCCATCGCCCAAGTTCCAGAATGGGTATTGCCAGCCGAGGCTTGGGTTCTTGATCGTCCTCTGTGTGTTCTCTGTAGAGACACCAGACCAGAGGCGCGATGATGATCACCCAGATCAGCAACGCGATAGGTCTCATATCGCGCTCCTTTCGTACATCTGTGTTTTAACTGTAGCTTTATAATAAATCCGTAATTACCAATCGTCAAGGTAAAAATGCGTAAAAATAAACTTTTATACGTAATCACCAATTACATATAAAGGAGAGTGATCCTGTGGACAGGGAACTTCTTGTGCAAAATATCGAACGGTACTGCTCTAAGAAAGGCGTTAAGCCGACAAATGCCTGCCGCGATAGCGGCGTTGGTGCGAGCTTTTTGACAGACATCAAAAGAGGGCAGACCCCATCCGTCGCTAAGGTGCAGCTGCTTGCGCAGTACCTTGGCTGCACCGTGTCCGACCTGCTCGGCGAGCGGGCGGTGTCCGAATCGGGCACCGTGAGCACCGACGATGCGAAACTGCTGCGTGCCTATCATCAGGCACCCGCGCCGATCCGCGAGATCGTGGACACAGCGCTCCGGCCTTACGAAGCATAGGCACTATGGAAACAAAAGATGAGCTTGAGCAGGTCGTTCTGCTCGATGCAGAGTACAAGCTTCTCTCCAGAATGAAGAGGAAGCAGCTACATCTCAACGAGAAAACGGACGGAATGCATGCCCTGTTTGCATGGGGCTTTGTTGCACCTGACCCAGATGAGAGCGATGCACTCAACCGTCCCCGATACAAGGAGACCTGTCACATCACCGAGCGGGGCGAAAGATACCTCGCGTATCGGAAAATGCAACTGCGTGAATCTGCAATGAAGCGATTGCTCGACTTTGCGCTCGGCTTTGCTTCGGGCATCTTGATCAAAGAAGTCCCAGCTTTGCTTGAACGATTTCTGCAATGATCATCCCGAGCACGAGCCCTAAGAAGTAGAAGCCGTGACCACGATCGTCTTTCATCGTCTCGCTCCTTTCGTACAGTCGTTGTCTAAACTGTAGCTTTATAATAAATCTTTAATCAAATATTGTCAATCGCAAAAGTGTTAATTAAATATTTTTGTGAACAAGAGCCAAATTCTATAATAAGGTGTTGTTTCTAATGGACAGAGAGCTTTTTGTGCAAAATATTGAAAGATGGTGTGCTGTGAAGGGTGTAGCGCCAACGGTGGCTTGCCGTGAAAGCGGTGCAGGCAATAGCTTTCTGACCAATGTAAAAAGAGGGCAAACTCCATCTGTGGCAAACGTGCAGCTGCTTGCACAGTATCTCGGCTGCACCGTGTCCGATCTGCTCGGCGAGACGCCGGGCGCGCTGCCGGCCGTGCCGGAAGGCCCGACCGAGCAGTTTCTAAAGTTGTTCTCAAGCCTCGACGACAAAGCGCAGAACGAGATCGTCGCCGAGATGCTCAAGAGAAAAAAATAAAAGCGGATTCGGTAGACCATCGTCTCACCCCT